CTTTTAATGTAATATAAAGTATTAAGATACTACCGCTAAAAACGAGGTTTGTGTTGCCGAATCTAAGAAAGGCGCAAGGTCTTTAGTTGTTGCGATTCCTGTCAAAGTATACATATTGCCGTCTGTTTTAGCTCCGCCAGTCGATGCTACGACCGTAAAGTCGATCCCGTCGTCAAGACCTAAAGCTATATAGTTTCCGTTTCTGTCTACTACTACCGCGCTAGGATACCCTGCCACTAATAGATTAAACTCTGCATTTGTTGCAGCGTCCATAGCTTTTAAAACGGTTGTTAGCGTTTGAGTATTTACTCTACTGCTAGTATTTCTGTCTCCTACCATAGACTGCTCTAGTGTATTGCCGTCTCCCTCTAAAGGATAAGCAAACGCCGCAGTTAGGGAGGCATTCATTGCCGTAGCCTCTCCGTTTGAAACGGTAAAAGCATCTGGCAGGCTGTCAAAGAGGTATAGTGTAGACTGACCGCCGAGACCGTCTTTACACACTTTAGCTCTTCCGCTTGTTAATAAACACGCCATAAGTTATAAATTGTTTTTAGTCGCTTTACGCAACCGATTATTAATGTTTTAAAAAAGGGGGTTTTTACACCCCCCTAGTATTTAGGCTGTTGTTGTAAGTAACCAAACAATCTCTGCTCCATAAGAATATCCTACAGCGCCACCGAATACAGATTTATATAAAACGTTTCCGCTCAAATCTACTTCGTCAAGGTCTTTAACTCTAATAGAGGTAGCGTCTGAGGCTAATCCTGTACCCATTGTAATGTTAGACTTCTCAAATAAAACGATTGTATTATCTGGTAATCCGTTTACTACTTGCACGTTGTAACGTCCGTAAACTAATCCTGTGTTAGCGTCGCCTCCTAATCCGTTAGCTGCTCCGTTTTGGATAAGTAACTTTGTGTAAGCATCTGCAACGTCTGGAGATACGATAAAGTTTACTGCTTTACGTCTTAGCGCGTAAGGTAGTGCGCCTGTTGCTGCGTCGAATGCTGCTAGTACGTTAGTCGTAGAGATAGCCGCTCCGATTGCTGTGATTCCGTTGTTTGCTTTTATAACGTCTCCGTCTGCTGCAAACTGCGTGATTAATCCGCTCATTTGTCCTGCTGCTCCCGATCCGTTCCAGATTTGGTTTTCAAACCACTCTGCTAGTTTTCCTGCTGTATCTGCTACGATAGCGTCTGCAATCTCTTGAGGCGTTTGGTCGTTGAAAGCCGACGCACCCATAGACTCGCCGCTCCATGTTGGGCGGAAATCCTCTTTACAGATTGTAAATTCGTTTTTAAACTTTGAAAGTGTTAAAACTTTCTCCGAGTAAGCTACAGCGTCTGTTGCTGCGGTAGTACCACAAGCGTAGTCTACTACTCCTAGAGTGACGTCTAAGTTTCTTAAGTTTAGTTTGTACCCTACGTCTGGTACAACGTTAATTAGTCCAAGTCTAAGAGTATCCTCTTCCTTGATAGCTTGCAACATAATGTCTACTGCTGCCTGCCCTGCGTAATTTGATGTAATTGCCATTTTTTTATCTATTTTAAATTAATTAATTTACTTGTTTTGATTTGCTAGTTTAATAGCCTCAAGGATTCGCCCTTGCTTTGTTAAAGTTACTTGTTTTGGTTGTGAGCTAACAGGCTCTACAGACGGCTGAGCCGAAAGTGTTACAACCTGCTCTTTTAACTCTACGTTTTTTGCCTCGATGTCTGACAATTTTGTAAGCATTTCAGACATTTTAATCTCCATACTCTCGGCGTAAGCCTTAAACATATCGTCTAAAATCTCCTTAATTACTTTCATAGACTCCTTGTCTGCGTTTACTTCCTCAATCACTTCCTCTTCTAGCTCTGCCTCTACTACTTCCTCAGCATCTGGAGCTACTTCCTCCTCAGCCTCAGCCTCAGACATTGACTCTACTACTCCGTCTTTTACAACGATTTCGCCGCCCTCGTCTATTTTATAACTTCCGTCAGCTAGAGATACTTTCTCCTCGTCTGCAATTAAAAATACAGCCGTTCCAACTTCTAAACTTTCGCCGTCGAATTGAATATCTAGCTCGCCAGATTTTACACTTCCTAGAGTTACCTCTACCTCCTGCTCTGCTCCAGATACTATCTGTTTTAGCAAGGCAAGAATATTCTTGTTACTTTTACTCATTTGTATATTAGATTTAAAATTTACTTCCTCAAGCTCTACCATTCCGTCAATAGAGAATCCTTTTAATTCGCCCGTTTTGATATAGTTATTCCAAATATCGTCGTTGTCTACTTTCATAGAAACGAGCCAAGAGCCTCTAGGATATTCTAATCCAAACGCTGCGGACTTATCTACTTTGGGATTTTCTACTAGCCACGACTCTACGAACGTAACGCCCTCGATAGGCTCGTCATGTTCTAGCTTAGAATTTAGTTGGAATCCAGACTGAAAAAAGTTTTGAGAAAAATCTTTTATAGTTTCTGCGCTAAAAAACATCTCAAACTCGTTTCCGTCCTCGTCTACTCTGTAGATTAATTGATCGGGTTGTAAAACTAATCCCATTAAAATACGCTGTTCTTCGTCTACTTTCGCAAACTTTACAATCTTCTCTTGTTTAGCCATTGCGATAAACGTTTCCTCAGTCGCAGGCGCTTTTACCAAACTAATAGCAAAGACTCCTTTGCTCTTTTTATTGTATTTGCCCTCGTATCTCTTCATAGTTTTATACTATTATAACAATAAATTGCTGTTTTTGTTATTTTTATTTTAAAATCCGCTACCCTCTACGATGTTGCGGTCTGCGCTTTGAGCTGTGGTAACGTCGCCACTTACGACAAATGCCTTAACGGCGTTCTCTTGCCCTTGTATGCTTTGCTGTATTGCGTTGCTCTCGCTACCCTCTACAAGATTAAACGCTGGAGCCTCTGCTCCGCCCTCTGCGCCTCCGCCTAGTTGTGGAGTTCCTCCGCCTGCGCCTCCTTTACCTAGAGCTGCTAGTCCTTTTGCTAAAGCAATACCAGAGGTTGCGACTCCTATACCTGCCGCTAGTTTTGTGCTAGCTATATCTTTAATTAACAAAGGCACGTCCGCAATTTTTGCAGGGTTTGGAAACGTACCTATAAAAGCAGGGATTGCAGCGTATGCCGCTTTTCTTTCTGCTATACTTCTAGAGGCTGCCATAATGGTTTGAGCTATCCCTACGGCGTTGTCTGCTATTAATGCCGTTGCCTGTAGTGCTTTATTTTCCCCTGCAAGAGACGATAAAATTCCGATACCTGCTTTAGTGTGGTCTATAGTAGCGTCCTCAATTGCTCTTTTAGATTCCTCGAAAGCTTGTTTTTCTGCTAACTCTTTGGCGTTTCTCTCTCGTATACCTGCAAGCCTTGCGTCGTAATTATCGGACTCTCTTTTTATACGAGCCTCTTCGTCTAGTATAGCTTGGTCGTCCTTTGCTTTTTTCTCTGCGTCTATTGCGTCTTGCGCAGCTTTTGCCTCTGCGTTTAAAGCTAGTATCTGGCTAGTTACCTCTTTAGCCTTTGTAAGTTTTGCAGTCTCTAGATTTATTAGGTTTGCTCTTAGTTGCGCCTCTTCGTCTAGGTCTTCTTTTGTACTTCCGCCTAGAGCGTTCTCTGCTATTTTAGCCTCTAGTCTAAGCTTTGCGGCTGTGATTTCTTTTTGAGTTATCTCGTCTTCGATACGTCCTGCCTCTTTTAAAAACTCGATTCGCTCCTCTGTAGAAAATTTCTCTTTGTCTATTGCTTGCTCTAATAACTTAGCTCGCTCTCTGTTTGCTATAGCTCTATCTACTATTAAAGCTCTGTCTAGTTTGTCGGCTGCTGCTCTTTGGTTTGCGATTATACCTGCCATTCTAACCTCCTCTGTCATTTCTGTAACTAGGTCTTTTGTTGCTCCTGCGAGCGCCTGCGTTGCTTGGACTAAAGGATTTGTTTGTACTAACAATTTATTAGCGCCCTCTGCCGCATCTTCTAGCGCACCGCTAAAGTCTCCGCTAAATGCTTTCTTTATAGCACTACCTAATAAACCTAGTCCGTCCGTTACTAGCGTTATCTGGTCGGTTACATATTCCTTTATAGAATCTCGAAAATCTTTAAAAACTTTTTGAGGCTTTGTAAAAACGTCAATTAATAGAGTTCCTAGAGATGCAAGCCTGTCAATAAAAACGGCGGTAACTGCGCCAATCATGCTCATTAATTTAGCAAACTTATTTTGCCCCTCCTCTGTGCTAGTAAAGGCTGCGGTAACTGCTCCGATTGCAATTATAAGCAAGCCTATACCACTCGCAGCGATAGCACCTTTTAAAGTTCTAAATCCTAGTATAACAGATTTTACCCCTTTAACCATACCTTTAAAACCTGTAATAGCTCCGCCCGTCATTTTATCGAGCGAATCTGTTAGAGTGTTAGTAGATTCGTTAACGTCTCCTACCTCTTTATCTAGCTTTTTGGTTTCTTTTGTTAAATCCTCTACGCCTTTTTTTGCGTCGTCGTCGTCTAGCGTTAACTTTACTTTTACCTCTTTCATTATCTTTTAGCTTTTATAATTCGTTTTACTTTTCGTTTTAATCCTCTCCAAGTTATTACCATCTCGTTTTTACCCTTTGCTATCTCCACGAAATCCCCTGCGCCGTAAAACTCTCCTCGCCTTAATATATCGATTATCTCTGTAATGTGGTTACTCATTTTGTACTATTGTTATATCTGTTGTTATTGAATCCTTTACATATCGTATTATCATAGAGCGAGATCCAGACGGCGACGCCCACTCGTCTACGGATATAGTCGCTAGGTTGTTAGCCGTTCCCTCTACGCCCGTAGTTATCCAAGACGTACCGCTACCGTCTGATATTTTTGTAACCGTATAACTCTCTATAAATTCCACGTTAAAAGCCATATCCGTTGCCCACCTTTCAATATTGATAATAGACGGAATGTATACTTTATTTTGTAGGGTAGTATCAAAGCCGTTTATTAGTTCTAACTTTGTTAAGCCGTTTAAGAGGTTATAAGAGTACTTATTTATCCTGTAGTCTATTTCTCCGATTGCTATAACATCGTTTAACTCGAGCCTTGTAACTATCTGTATAGGCAAGTTTGCGGTATACATAAACGTCCGACGCTTTAGTTCAAAGATTGCCGTAACATAATCCTTGTAATGTATACTATATAAATTATTGACTAAGCTCTCTCCCGTAAAGTTGCTAAACTCCGCCTCAAATAGATTTGCATAAACAGGCGCTACAGGACCAAAATGATGAATCGGTATAATTAACTCCGTATTTAAAACAACGTCCGCCGCTAAGTCGTTAACAAATCTTATAGGCGTTGCTGAAATATCTTGTTTTGATGTGTAATGTAATACCGCTTTAGGTACGACTTGGTTTAGATTATCGTCTAGTATTACGCCCGTCTGTATGTTTGTATTTGTACCTACTATTGCGTCGTCTTGCTCTACTAATCTCTCAAAGTATATCTGCTCAAATGGTAGCTTTACCTCTAGCGTATCGCCGTCTATTAATTTCTTAGGCGTCAAGCTCTCGTATACATTTACAAGCGATGCTCCGTAGCCTTGTCCGTCGGCAGCTCTCTTTTTAAACTCCATGTTTAAAATAGTACTTGGCTCTTCAAACTCGAAAGCAATACGTTTTAAAAGCTCGCCTCTGTCTACGTCAAACTTTGCGAAATCTATATATTTAGTTGCGTCGTATCTTTGCCCTTGAGCGTAGTAAGAATCCAAAGTATTAACGTAGATACTGCCGTCGTCTTTTGGAATTGCTACGAGCTTAAACATATTAAAAATGCCCTTGAGAAAGTCAACGATTTTTAACTCTGGCATCTCGTCGCCTATCACTACTTTATTAACTAGAGTTTGAGCTGCTCCTGTGGTTACGTCGCTAGGCGAAAATGTAGAGCCAACTTGTTTAACTATTGAAACCTCAGATGTAAACTCTATTTTAGAATTACTCTTTACGTGGCACGTAAAGTTGAAAGTAGTCGTACCACTCGGAGAAAACAAGCTAGTACCTATCGAGATTATACCGTCGCCGTTACCCCATTGCGTCCTATCCCAAGCGTAAACGTCCTCATTTGTATCTGCGTTTCTAACTATAAAAGTATAGGGTACATCTTCGTAACCAGAGGCAGGGGTAATCTTGTTACCTATTGCAAACCTTGTATTTGTAACTCTGTCCGTTACAAAAGTACCGACGTTAGTAGTTAAATTTATATAAGTCTCTGAGCCTGTAGTAAAGTCTACAATCTCCTCGCCGCCACCTATCGCCACTCTATCGTCTGCCTTGAGCCAAAGATATTGTTTCTCAAACTCTGTAGTGCTAAAAAAATCCCTAGAAAATACTATAGGATTATCATATATAAACGAGTTGTATCTGGTCTCTATTGCATCGATTATTTTAGATAGCTTTACGCTAGGTCTAAGATCGCTCCACACTACACCCGTAGCGTGTGAGGTACTCGCTCCGTTTGCTATGTTTATAGTCGTAGCGTCTACGTCATGCGCTCCAGAATGGCTGTTATAAAAATAACGCTTGTTAGCCATTAAAGTATAAACGATGTCGCCGTTAAGTAGGTCGCCCTCTAGTCCGTCGATTACGTTGTCGCTCGTCCAGTCGTGGTCTAGCGTTGGGAATGCTAAATCACTCAGCATATCCTCGCCTATTGTATCCGAGATGTTAGGCAGATTACCAAAGAAATTTATTGTATAACTCTCAAGCCTACCCTTTACTATATTACACTTGTTTAGCCTCCACTTTCCGAGCTTGAAAGGTACGCCGTCAATATCAATACTACCCTCTACTTTACTCCTAGCATCGAATCCGTTATCTATAGACGCATTATACCAATGTTTAAACAAGCGATTGTTGTTTTTACTAGCGGGTACTGTAAAACTCTTAGAGTAATCGCCTGTATTTTTAGTAATATCGCTCACGTCTAAAACAGAGCTAACAATATCCACGCTCTCGTCTGCGTATTGGTCTAGTAATTCGCCGTTAATAAATAGGTTAACCATGCTTATATGTTGTTTATTTCGTTGTAACTCATTTC